AGAATGCTTTTAGTCGGTGGTGGCGGTGGTGGCGGTATGGATATGGGTGGTGGTGGAGGTGCCGGTGGTTTTCTTGCAATAGCGAGTAAAGATATATCGGCGAGTGAACAAACGGTTGTTGTAGGTCAAGGTGGTTATGGTGCACCTGCGGCGAGTACTTCAAATCCATTAGGTCAAAACCAACCTGCCAATCATACTTTCAATGTACCAGCCTACCCCGGCGGGGATTCGAGTATAGCCGGTGAAACTGCATACGGTGGTGGTACTGGTGGATATACACACAATGACGATGATCGTCAACACGGTGGTAATGGTGGTTCCGGTGGTGGTGTTTCTGGATACAACGCTAGAAATCATCCGGGTGGTACGGGTGTTTCGGGACAAGGTAATGCCGGTGGAGATGGTACAAACGATAGTTACTATTCCGGTGGTGGTGGTGGTGCCGGTGAAGCTGGAGCGAGTGCAAATAACCACCCAAAAGGTGGTGACGGTTTGTCATCTGATATTTTGGGAACGGAATATTGGTGGTCCGGTGGTGGTGGAGGTGCTGGGTATAGTACAGACGGTGGTGATGGTGGTAAAGGTGGCGGTGGTGGGGGTGCCGTAGGAACAAACCCCGGTGGTACGGGTGGTTTGACGACCGGTGGTGACGGTGGTGGAGGTGGTCATAACCAACATGCAAATACACCCGGTGGTAACGGTGGTAAACACACGGGTGGCGGCGGCGGTGGTGGTGCACACTATAATAGTAACAATAGAGGGGGTGACGGTGGTTCGGGTATTGTAATAATTAAATCTGGTTAATCCCACGCCCGTGCCATACTCGATTGTACGGACCACGGGTACGTAACAAGACCGTACCCTATAATATTATACGCATCTATGTTCATGCGGTTACATTTGGTACACACGTCAAAACTATCGTCTATGATTGAATCGAGTGCGAGACTACGACAAATTTCATGTTTTTCGATTTCGTGATCCGTATAACTATTGGTCATGATAAGATCGTCGAATGTATTGGGGAACCAATACCTTAACCACTTTTCAGTTTGATCGCGCGCGTAATCCTGACGACCTGTGACGATATACATTTTATCGGCATAGTCGCGTAAATGTCCCATTTGTTTGCACGTTCCCTTTATAGGTTTAAGTTTTGCAAACTCTTCTGATTCGTAAAAGTCGTGGACCATGTTTCGCGATTCAGTTTCGGTAATGTTGAACATATCTTTATAAACATATTCGTACTTTTTTAATGTAGGCATTTTATAACCACGGAACTTAGCCATAGGTTTAACGAACGAGACGAGAACTTCGTCGATATCAATAGCAACTCTTTTCATTTAAATTATATAAGTAAAAAATTTCTAAGTGTGTTTTTTGTGTTTGAAATTTTTATTCAGGTATAGTAGAGAATGGCGGATAAAATACCCGTCGTCGACTATAGCCGAATGGAACGACTCAAACCTCCAGAAAACACAGTTATACCCCTGAATGCGAATACACTCTGTTTATTTTTAATAATTGCGACCGTTATTGGTTTGTATAAACGCCACGTCGATATTAGTCAAGAGCGTGGACGACGTCGTATTTGATACATTCGTTAGGATCTAAGTATATGTCACGTTTCATGAGTTTCTTAAGTTGTTTATCTGGGATATTTGTTTTTTCCTTGTACGTTTTCTTGACCATATTCATGAGTTTGTCGCACATTCGCATTTCATCCTTAACTTCCTCATATTTTCCCCAAAACCCGGTTGTCGATATTTGGTGTATGAGAACGTGTGCGTTCTTACCAATGAGACGTTCGTGACCCCCCAAAAGGAGGAACGTTGCCGCCGACCCACATTCACCTTGTGCGATCGTGATAACCTTAACGCGAGACTTTTCGAGTATGTTCATTGCACTCAGACCCGCGAACAAATCGCCTCCGCCACTACATATATGTATTCGTATAAGAGGTTCATAGCCTATGAGTTCAGCCTTTTGTTTGAGTAGACGGATTTCGAGTTTCTTAAATTCCTCTATGAATTCTAATATATCATCACTAGTAATTTCACCGTAGTATAGAATTTCATTACCAATAACGCGGGTGATTTTATAATCTTCTTCATCCGCGTTAACGGTAGTCATTTTATTTATATTAATTACTTAATTCTTCTTTAATCATCTTTTTTATTTTTGTGACTTCTCTTTGTTTAAGTTTATTATGTAAAGCGAGGTGATTCATTAGATCAAAATCTTGTGGTGTTAAATTATACCGTTTAAAATGTGAAACGTCGTCCTTTTTTGCGTATTCTCTTAATAAATAAAAATCGTTTACGTTTATTTTTTTATTTGAACGATGTATTATGTCTTTTACTTTTTGATATCTCATTTTTTGGTTTCCATATTTTGTCCATACTGATCCTGGTCTTATATCTTTTTTTTCATTTGTTTTTGTAAAATATATTTTAGGTATTTTTATTGCGTGTAATGAAAAATAAGACATACATTCCCAAATTCCTTCATATAAATATGTATCATACATATCTGCATCTGTTATAGATAGTATAACTTTTTCATAACCTTCTTTTATAAAATCGAGGTAATTTTCGTGTATTACAGACCATATATGTCCATGTTCGTGTAAACTGTCTGATATATCTATGTTACGATCGGTATAAAAAATATCTAAAATAATTTCTTTGGGAGATTTAATTAAATCTTTTATATTATCAAATTCTAAATAGTGAAAATAATTATGAATGTTACCTAAACATTTTTCAGCTGCTTTTTTTGTATTTGGGTGATTTGATTGTATTTTCATTATTTGTTCTGGTTCGCATTTTTTTACAACAAGTGTTGTAAAATTATTTAATATATGTATATTTTTTGAAGTAACAATGAAACAACCTTGTGAAATTTTACTGTTATTTTCGGATATGTCTTCTATTATTTTTTTACATTGTAAATCATTTTCGTAATTATCTATGTATACGTGTAAATTCGTTTCTTTTAATTCTTGAAAAAAAAATGTTTTTTTCTGTGCGTTTATATCGTAAATTTCTATACTATTTGATTCATCGAGAACACTGTTAAGTATGTAACTTTTTCCAACGCCTATAGATCCACATATAAATATATTTTTCTTTTCTTTTACATATTTTTTTAATAGGTTTATTTCCGCGTCGTGTAGCGATAAAGTATCTTTCTTTTTTTGTTTTGCTATTTTAACAAATGAATCCATGTCCGACGATAAAGATGATTTTACAAATCAGGCTATAGATATTATTTTAGAAAACGATACTTTTCAAGAACGAATTATTGAACCCTTAAAAAGAAAAGTTTTTCCTTACGTTATATGTATTACACTCTTTAACTTAGCTCTGTTTATTATGATAGCTTATATGGTTAATCGTCTTTCGGTGATTCTGTAACAACTTCCATGAGTTCGGTTCTTTTTCTTAATTCGTTCATTAAATCACCTTTTAAACTAACGAGGCCCATATCTTTTAATTCTGAAATTTCGTTTACGCGTTGCTTTTTGCCTTCTATGTCAGCTTTAATTGTCTTTTTTGCAGAATTAACGGTTCCTCGTATTTCTGCGAGTTCGTGTTTAAGTTCCCGTTTTGCAGTTCCACTCACTGCGTCTTTAAGTTTTGTTATAACCGCATTTTCTTGTATAGCTTTGAAAGGGTTTATGGGTTGGATATGCATGATTTCTGGTTTGAAAAAGTCCTGTTCATCTGGAAATTCTTTTTCGAAATCATCGAGTATTTTTTTAGGTACGTTTGGTGATTGTTCTATTAAACGATCGTATTCTGCACGCATATTTTCAATCATATTAGTACCATTTTGTGTTCTTTCTGAAAGTGGTAGTGTTAATTCAAGTCTAATAGTTCTGGAAACTTTACCGTATTGTATAGAAGCAACACGATGACCTTCCATGAGTTCATTAATTTTAAGAAATTGCATGATAGTTGTTGCTATTGCAGTTATTAAATTTAAACCACCAATTGCAGATGGTATGTAAGGTTTAACGGATGGTGGGAATGTTTCCTGTGCAAAATTTGCTGTACCAGTAATTGTACTTACAATTATAAGTGGTATTGTAAATTTCATACTTTGTTTTTTATATGAACAATATGCCTGATAATGCATATATCTATAACAGGCGGCGGCTTCTCCCCATGCTTTTAATATTTTCTCCTGTTGGGGGTGCCATATTTTGGGGAGTTTCTTTTCTTCATTCATACTAATAGATATGAATATTATATTCTTCATTCATTTAGTTTTTTTTGTAACAATGCTTGTTGTTCCATTTATGAATAATAAGAAAAATTTAGAATTTTATTCTCTTTTAGTTCCTTTTATATTTTTTCATTGGTCTATAAATGATGATATGTGTGCACTGACACAATTAGAAATGATCGTGACAGGTGAATGCAAAGATAAAACTTTTTTTGGTAGAATCATGAAACCTATATATATGTTAGAAGATACACACGCTAGCAAAGTTTTAAAATCACTTTTATTTACTTTGTGGATGATTGTTCAGTTTAGACTTGGTAGAATTGATTTAAGTCCTCTTTATAAGAAAAAATAACTTCTCTGTATTATATAAATGAAAGTAACAAATAAAACTAAAAAATCATTAATGATTTCTGTTATAATTTTATTTGCAATTATTATTTTGTATCAAATATATAACCCAAAAATTGTTAAAGTAAATGAAACTATAGAAGTTCCAGTTCCTGTGGAAGTTCCAGTACAAATACCAGTTGAAAAGGAATATAGGTCTCCCCCAATAAAAAAATATAAACCTGGACACGTTCAGCAAATGGGTGTTCTTGTTGGGGATGATGAAGAAACTTTACCTCTATACGGAAAAGAGGTTAGAGGGAGACGAGATAGATATCATTATTATACTACTACACCTGGTGATCAGATATACCCATTACCAGTAACACATAACGATAGAGACTGTATGGATGATATAGGATGCCCAGAATTATATGGTAACGAAAATATTTCCGTTTTAGGACAAAATGGTAATTTTCAAACTAAAATGTATAGAACGGATAATTTTTTTAATTATTAATTTTTATCACGTGTTATAGTAATAAAGTATGGAATCTTTAAAAAAAGAAGCAAGAAGAATTAGACTTCGTGTTACAAAAAACGTGGGCGGTAAACGTATTCCTCTTACAGGAAAAGAACTTAAATTGAAAATTCAAAGACGCAGAAATGCGATTTTGGAAACTCAGTTTAAAGATGCAAAAAATCTTATAAGGAAGTGTAAATCCATATATAAAATAATGGGTGTTAATGCCCCGTGTACTTTACAAAAGAACCCTGTTAAAAGAATTGTACCTGTTCCACCGCCACCACCTCGTAAAAACGCACCGCGTATTCCTATAGCTCCTCCTCCACCACCTATAAAAAAAAGAGATATTCGCACAAATTTAATAACAAATTTAAAATCGAATCTTAAAAGACGTGGAATTAAAGAAAAGTTAAATCAAATTTCTTAGTCATTGTCTTTTTAGCACTTACCAAATCGGGTTGACTCCAAAGAAGCCATCTCGACCAAAACCCCGCGGTATAAAAACCTGTTTTACCCCAGTTTTCTTTATCGCTTCTTATAACATCGAGCATGTTTGTGTGAATGAGTTTAGGATCAGTTTGTTTTTGAACCATATACGGAACGAATCCACCGTGTCGCGTTACGTAAGAACGCATTCGCATAGGATTTTTGTGTATTGTATAGTCTGAGTATCCTCTTGCACCAAAATCAACGAACCGTCCGTTTTCGAACGTTACGCGGAACTTTTTATCGATCCTTGGACTCTTTTTTAAATGAACTCGGGTCATTTATTATATAGTTATAAAATTTTATTCGTTATTTAAATTGTATTGAAGTAAATTAAATATATCCAAAAAGTAGTCTAACGATGCATTTATAAAATCACCGTTATAATTTCTTTGTAAAATATTGTTTGTATCAAAAACTATGAATAAAGCAAATAATAAAGATCCTATTTTAGCATATTTCTTTTTACCTGGACTTATAAATCTCGATATTATAAGTGCTAGAAGTCCTAAAATTAAAATAATACCAAATGGTCTTAAATCAAAACCAAAATGAACGCTCAGAATACCTAATATGAACATAATTATGAATACAGAAATAACTTCTAAAAGTGCTTCTTTTATATCAGATTGAGGAGATAAGTATGCACCCATTAAGATAGAACAAATTGTAAATAAAATGAATTTAATTGGTAATCCAAGTTTTGCAAATACGAGTATGAGGAATAAACTTATTAATAATATAAAATTAAAAAGTGCATTTTTTGCCATAAAATTTTTGTATTCTGGGTTTTCTATAACTGTTTTTGCAGATTGATACGCTATAAGTCCTTGGAAAATTAGGTTCGAAAATACAGCGCCCATAAATGGTCCTTTTTTTTGAAGTGCGTTCATTTAGTATTATTAAATATTTTAATTGTATAAATGTTTTCTACATACAGCTTTATACATATCTTTACCTCCTATTAAAGTTGTATCATCACAGTTAATTATACGTTTTGTAAATGGACCGTGTGTTCCGTCCATACAATCCATACACATGGCGGTTAATTTAAAAACTTTATCAGCGAGTGGTATACAATCTATAATTTCACCTATTTTTCTCTGTTTATAATCGCCATCTAAACCAGTAATAATTATAGTTTTATTATTTTTCAAAACTTTTTCTACAAATTTTTTAAGACCGGTAAAAAATTGTGCTTCATCTATTGCTATAATATCTTTATCATCATAATGGACGTTTTCTAAATCGTTTGTTTTAATACATTCAAAGTTAATATTATCGTGTGTTTTTAATACTTGATCTTTAGATCTCGTATCTATGGAAGAATTTAACACGAGTATTTTTTTACCTATAATTTCGTATCTTTTTAAACGACGAATAAGTTCGGTTGTTTTACCCGAAAACATATTTCCCATTATGATTTTAAGACTCATAATTTTTTATAACGTTTGTATTATTTAACTATTTTAATTTTTTGCGCTACTGTTCTTTTAGATAAATTTGATTCTATTTCTTTTAGAGACTGTTTAGATAATTTATAATACATATATCTATCGTAAAAATTATGTCGTGCTCTTATTATTATTTTCTTTAAAAATATTTTTGTATTATTATCATATCGACTTTCCTTTAATAATCGACTGTATTCCTTTCTATTCACGGGTATATCCTTAGTTTCGAACCCAAGTTTTTGTTTTCTTTTACCCATGTTCATTAAAAAATTTGAAGACAAACCAACACAAACACCAGTTTTATCGAATTGTTGTAAATTTTTTCCCTTGTATATAAAAATATTTTTACATTTTGTTATTTTTTGTAATTGATAAAATATAGATAAAGATATATTCTTCATGTCTTTTCCCCACGGATCTAAACAGTATAAAGTGTCATCTATTTTATAAGCAGCTATACAGTGATTTTTGTGAATGTTTGCAAGTTCTTTACTGTTTTTAGAATAATTAAGAACACCAATGAGTATGGCTATTTTATCATTTATAGGTGTTTCGTTGTTTATATTCATAGCGTTCATAATTTCTTTTAATTTTCTGGTTTTAAAACTTTTATCGCGGTCATAAAATACAGAAACGATCGACGTTTTTTTATCGTTTATAAATTTTTTTATTCTTTCTAAAGTTACGGATGATATATCTTTATAAAAACTTTCTCTTATTCTAACTTTAAATCTTGGTGCTGAATTTCTTCTGGATAATTCTTTTCTTTTGATGCCTACCATTTATTTATACAAATATATTATCTCAGGGTATTTTATGTTATACTTCGTACTATTCGCTTTACTCGCTTTTATATTTAACATATTTGTAGGGTATTTTATTTCGTATAAAAGAAGTCACGAAATAAAACAAAATAAAGATAAAATATACGATATTGGACATGAGATTCTGCCTAACTTATCTAAATATCACAGAATAGGTGATATTGCCTTGTTCGTACCAATTATTGCGTTATTATTTAGTATACCAAAATGGAGTAATAAAAATACAGAGTCGTATTTTAAAATATTAGGTCTTATGTATATTTTTAGAGGGTTGTGTAATTCTGTTACGACGTATCCATCTGTAAATAAATGTGTATTTAAACCACCATTTGGGTTTTGTAACGATTACATGTTTTCTGGTCATACAACTTTTAATGTAGTATCTTCATATTTTATAGGTAAACCTTTATGGCCTATATGGCCTATATTTTCGTCTTTATTTGCCGTGGCATCTAGAGAACATTACACAGTTGATATTTTTATTGCGTGGATTATATTTGCTGCATTAAAGTGTAGAATTTAAACGAGGTATAAAGATAATATTCGTAATTAAATAAAATGACGTTACCACATCTTAAAATTAAAAAATTAAATAAATGTGCTATTATACCAACAAGGCACTCTCCTGGTTCAGTTGGGTATGATTTGTACAGTACAGAAGAAGTAATTATACCACCATCGGAAAGGGGTATAGTAGGCACTGGTATATGTGCAACTATTCCAATCGGTGTATACGGTAGAATTGCACCGAGATCAGGTTTAACTGTAAAACACGGTATCCAAACGGGTGCAGGTGTTATTGATCCCGACTATACTGGTGAATTGAAGGTTATCTTGTTTAATCACGGGAGTGAAACTTTCGTTATTAAACAAGGCGATAGAATCGCACAATTAATTTTGGAAAAGTGTGAAACGCCTCTTATTGAAGAGGTTGACGAATTAAAGGAGACGCAAAGAGGAACGCGTGGTTTTGGTTCTTCTGGTGTATAAATCATTAAATTAGTTACCAAAAGCGACACCACCCATACCATTCTTAACCCTGAGAATGTTATAGTTGACCGCATACGCACGAATCATATTAATGTTTTCATTTGTAGTAGAACCACTGTAGTTAATATTTATCTTCGCGTTATCTATTCGCGAAAAGTTCAGGGTACCTGTTGGTTGGGACTTGTTTATAGTAAGACAGAATGGCCATGTATATATTTGTTCTGAATCGATCGTAGTGTTAAGAACCGAACAGTGTCTCGATGGAACGACGTTTCTGTAGTATTCGTGTGACATATTTTCAAAGAGTGGTGTTCCGTTGATAAACATAGACGCGTTTGTTAAAGTGTATACTGTGCTCGACCCACCCATCTTGTTACCAGCGGCTAAATGAACGGCCTTTACTGGGTGATTAAAGTATGATAAATCAACACTTGTATCGGTTTGAGTCATTGGTTGATACTGTGTTTGTGTAATGAGAATTTCGTGTTCGTTATTCGCGAAGAATTCGCGTTCGGTTGTATCGAGATATATATAAGAACCATAAACTTTTGGACCCGATCCCACATCAAACGTACCATCTCTACACTTAATTCTAATTTCAACTTCGTGGTATTGAAGACCGACGAGTGGTAAAGATTTAGTCCAATCTTCACTGAAAAAGAATGGTATTACGTAACTACCATTGGAAACATTCGCACCACCATCTTGAGTTGTCGCGGCGCAACTCGCTTTCGCTGAAGATTCGTTATATAAAGTATTGTGTACGGTATTAATGAAAAGTGAATCCAATCTGGTAACTTCCTGACCACCAACCCATAAAGAGAATTCGGTTGGTGAAGTTTCATTTCCATCTGCGGATTTAAAAATGGAATGGTTGTTATTAGTGCTATTAATATTGTCATTTTCAATCCACACATAGCTCAAGAGATCACCCTTAGATTTGATTGGTATAGAAATTTCATTACCCGATTTGAACGTACCGACATAGTCAATACGTTCTGGTTTGATTGCGAAGTTGGTGTGTCGTTTATAATTTTGTCTGAAAAAAGAGACTTGTGGGTCGCCTGTGATGTACACATCTTGGGCGCCGACCGATACGAGATCAATCAAAGCAGCTGACATATTTTACTAATATATGATATTAAAAATTTAGATACATTACGTAGTAAGATGGTTGTTTTTCAGGCACTCACCTGGGAATCAAAGGATACCGACGATGAACACTTGATTAGTATATTTGGTAAAACGGAAGATGGAAAATCGGTCTGTCTCACGACAAGTTTTTATCCTTACTTTTTTATCAAACTTCCACAGAAAATCGATAATCGTGGAGCTGCTCTTTTATATACACAATTATGTAAGGAGTGTCCTGATACTACTATAAAATATGACGTTATCCAGTCTAAAGATGTTTGGGGATTTCAAAATAACGAAAAATTTTCTTTTATGCAAGTACATTTTAAAAACCTTGTATTAAGACGTCAAGTTGCAAATAGATTGAAAAGGGCTTTACCTGATAACCTATATAAATTGAAAGTTTACGAATCTAATATAGACCCTGTTTTAAGATTAATGCACAGAACTGGTATTCAATCTACTGGGTGGTTAGATTCTGGTGATAATTGTGTAAATTCAAATATTGCAAATACAGATATTGATATTTTTTGTAACGATTGGAAAACACTCAAACCATATGAAAGTAGAAATATGGCACCTTTTATAGTTGCATCCGTGGATATAGAGTGTAATAGTTCTACTGGTAAATTTCCTGACGCAGAAGTACCCGATGATGCGTGTTTTCAAATTGCTATATCTTTACAGGAAATGAATTCAAACGAACCTTACGACAAAACGTGTCTGTGTTTTAAAAAAACAGACCCTGATTTACACGGGTGTAATATTATTAGTTACGATACCGAAAAAGAGATGCTCGAGGGTTTTAGAAATTATATTATGAAAAATGATATAGATATAATAACTGGATGGAATATATTTGGGTTTGATTTGGAATATATTATTAAGAGAGGGGTAATAAATAAATGTCATTATACATTTTTTCAAATGAGTAAATTTAAAAACTATAATTGTAACCTTGTGTATAAAAAGTTATCTTCTAGTGCACTTGGTGCAAACGATTTAAAACTTTTGCCTATGCCTGGTCGTTTCATATTTGATCTTTTTCATGAGGTAAAGAAAGGGTATAAACTCGATTCGTATAAACTCGATAATGTTTCTAAACAGTACCTTGGTGATAATAAAATTGATATGCCTCCGAAAGAAATGTTTTTACGATATGTAGAGGGTGACCCTGTTAAACTTAGAGAAGTTGCCGAATATTGTATAAAAGATACACTTTTACCACATAAACTTTTAGAAAAGTTGTGTATTTTGATTAATTTACTTGAAATGGCTAAAGCGACATGGGTTCCCCTGTGTTATTTAGTAGAGAGAGGGCAACAAATAAAAGTTTTTAGCCAGTTATCAAAAAAAGCGAGAGAGATGGGATATTTGATACCTACTCTTTCTTGGGGTCAAGGTATGACACAGGGTTATGAAGGTGCCACCGTTTTAGAAGCACAAAAGGGTGCTTATTATACACCTATAACAGCACTTGATTTCGAGGGTCTATATCCATCTATTATGATGGCGCATAATTTATGTTATTCAACCATGGTTATGGACCCTAAATACGAAAATGTACCTGGTATAACATACGAAACTTTTGGTTCTTATAAATTTGCACAAGATGTACCGAGTTTATTACCTAGTATTTTAATGGAATTAAAACAGTTTCGTAAACAGGCTAAGAAAGATATGGCTTTATCAACTGGGTCCATGAAACAGATGTATAACGGTAAACAACTTGCTTATAAAATATCAATGAATTCTGTGTATGGTTTTACAGGTGCAGCAAAAGGTATTTTACCATGTGTTCCTATAGCGTCTACAGTTACCAGAAAAGGTAGAATGATGATAGATGAAACAAAAGAGTATGTAGAATCAAACTTTCCTGGTGCAATGGTAAGATATGGTGATACTGATTCTGTTATGGTTCAATTCGATGTCGGTAAACGTGAAGGTAAAGAAGCGATCGAATATAGTTGGGAACTTGGTGAACGAGCTGCGAATGAATGTACAAAACTTTTTAAAGCACCTAATAATCTTGAACTTGAAAAAGTGTACTGTCCCTATTTTCTCTATTCAAAAAAACGATACGCAGCAAAGCTCTGGACAAAAGATAAATCTGGTAATATGAATATGGATTATATAGATGTAAAGGGTTTACAACTTGTAAGAAGAGATAATACACCGCATATGAGAGAAGTATGTAAAGAGTTACTCGATGTAGTTTTAGAGAGTAGTGATATAGTTCCACCAAAAACATTAGCACTAAAAAGAGCGATTGAACTTTTAGAAGGTGAAGTTTCTAACGATAAACTTATTCTTTCGCAACAACTTGGTGATGTTTATAAATCTCTGAATTTATGTCACGTACAGGTTCGTGATAAAATGAGACGAAGACAACCTGGTTCTGAACCTCAATCTGGGGATAGAGTTCCTTATATACTTTTGGATGTTGGTAATCCAAAGGCGAAGGCTTATGAAAAAGCAGAAGATCCTAAATACGCCGAAGACAACAATTTACCAGTTGATTACGTGTACTATTTTATAAATAAATTCCTAAACCCTGTATGTGACTTACTCGAACCACTTTTCGATAATCCAAAGGAAGAAATATTCGGTGAATTAATAAATCGCGTTAAACCGAAAAGAAAAACAAAACACGAAATAGACATGTCTAAACAAACACTCATAACAGATTTATTTAAAGTTACAAAACTTAAAAATAAAGAACGTAATAATATAAATGACGAATAAGTCTAAAGTATCGGAACATATTGTAAAACTCGTCGAGGAGGAAATAGAAAAGGGTATACACGAAAGAATGTGTAAATACATAGAAGATATATCTAAAATACACGGTATACCACTAAAAATTCTTAGAAGGGATTTACCAAATCCCGGTGGATTTTGTAAAGGTATTAAGAAGGGTGGTGAATTGTGTACGAGAAAAGCATCACCTGGTTCTGAATACTGTTTATCACATAAAAATGAATCTAAATTACAAGAACCTATTATTATAAAAAATAACATAACGAGACATAATCATCCATTTCCACCAATGTTTAAAGAAGGGTGTCCAGCTTGTGAAAAAATGGATAAAACTGAACTTAGAGATTTGAGTACATTAATGTAATAATGAATAAATCAGATATTCTTCTACATTCCATAGATACTTTTTACCATACACCAGAGAATAGAACTACGCTTATACAAATATTAAATAAAACAAGTGGTATTTCACTAAGAAATTTAGAATGGTTTATAACAAATTATTCTAAGAAAAATAATTTATCTTACGAGACGAGTGATGGTAAATTATTTAGTGTTCATTGCGCGTATAAATCGAGTTTAGATGGATACAGTAAAAAATTATTCGATCCTTTTTGTAGGTCTAAAAAAATACAATACAATATACCGGGAACAAATGATGAAATTAGTACAACTGTTGCACAGTTAAATTTTATCAGATGGTGTATAAAAAATAATATAATTAAATACATACAAGAACATAAAAAACAATTATTTAATAAGCGAGAGATATATAACCATTCTCAAATTTAAAAGTTTGATATCCTACATAATAGGCGTTAAAAACGTAAACGTCCGTTAGATTGGGTATTAATTTTATTTCCATTAATGTTTTATTTGATTGTAACTGTCCAAAGTCAAGGCTTCCCGATGGCTCCACGTTTATAGGATTCATCGAGAAACTGTAACTGTATATATTTCTTTCCGGACGAGATAACCTGTGTGTAAATGGGACGACATATTTATAATATTCGTGTTTAATTGTAGGTATATTGGGTAAATCTTCGCCATTAAAAAATAGTTTAGCTTCTTTCATTATCGGATTAAAAAATGCGTTTTGAACGGTCCATAAATTTGTTTTTGAAAAATTATATCTGTTATGAAAAAGATACGTTCTATTATCGTCGTTATTATTTGGATCACCGTCACCACCTCTTGCATTTTCTTTATCTTCGTATCTTTTATCTCTTAAAAACCAGTATATAGTTTTTACTGGTATTTCAGGTACTAATTGTATTTTCATTAAATCTTTTCCTATTTCGCTATCTTCTGTCGGGTGTTTTTTTACGATATCTGTTACGAGTATTTGTGGTTCATTCATTAGATAAATTCTTTCGTTTTTACTTACTGTTATTTCTTCTGTTATTATATCAAACGAATTAATTGGTATTGGATTGGGATCATCTGTAAAGAATGTTTGGGGGTTAAATTCAATTTCAAATTCTAGTTTTTGTTTATGCATAGCACACGTTGGAAAATATGGTCTATTTGGTTTATTTGTATAATATTCATCGCCTTCGTATTTTCTAGAAAATAACAGTGGTATAGGTACAAATACTTTTGATTTGTATTGTGCAATTGCTTTGTTTCCGTTACCTCCTATTTCTGGTACAGATGTATTTTCTGCTAAATTCCTGTTTAAAGTATATCTTTTTGTTCTTTTTTCAGATTCGTCTAAGTAGAGGTTATCGTATATTATACCCCAATCGTCGTGGTATTTTTCTATCACTAATTCGTCTACGCGCATGGTTATAGATTTAAATAAATGTCGACCAATTTGATCTGCGTAATTGTATGAACCCGAAGAAACGCCTGGGAGATCTAACATTATATACATGTTGCTCAATAGGTCTCCCATATTTCGGGGATTCATGGTTATTTTTATAGTTTCGCCGAATGGCCAAGACGGGTTATTTGTAATTGTTGGTTTCTGTACTGTGGTATTTCTGTGGTATTTTGAGAAGTTTGAATGTTTGTTTATTTTATACTTAAAGAGCGAATGTTCTGGTTCGTCTGTAAGTAAATAACGATCTTGTTTACCTAATGCATTAAGTGAAATAATTGCTCCGGTATTTGGACCGTTTGCGTCGCACAACATACTACTTATTATTTATATATTTTTAAATCCTTTTTCCACATGTCCAAATGGTGTGTATTTTTAAGAATTTCAATTTCTTGTATTGTTTTTTCGTTTTCCTGTGATAAAGATAAGACAGATTCTTGTGTGTATTGATAAGTTTTGATATTTAATAAATAATCGTACGAATTGTCAATTTTATCAAATAAATTAGAAATTTCGTTTTCGAGATCTTGTTTTTTCCTCTTAAATACTACAAGTCTGTTGTTAATGACCATATTTATAAATTTGCAAATATTTTGTAACCTTATTGATTTGTTTTTTAAAACATCCAATAAGTGAATTTTTCTTTTTTTGTACGTTTTCATTCGTATTTCTACAAAATCTGCTAATATATGTTCTGGGTTTGTATATTTAAATATACCCTTTTCTGGGTGAAATAAATGCATGTTGCTCGTTCGAAATGTTTTTTGGAGTTTAAAATCTTTTAGTAAATTTTCTCCGTTGTATCCGGATATTAAAAAGTTAACATCTTCTGTTGTACTGTTATTTGTATAATTATTTATGGTCTTTTTTTCGATGAGTGTATCTAAATATTCTTTATAATCTTGTGTCCATTTACCCGGTGGTAATTCCGTGACGTGTATATCGTTTCCTACTTTTGACCATATACCTTCTGCTATCCACGAATCATTTTCATCTTCAAAAATACGACCCTTAAATTTGTTAAACCAAGGTTTCATTTTTTGTAGACTTTGACCTGAAAGTATTCTTTCTATGTTATTTTTTATGTCGCGTGGATTAAATGATGGTATATACGAACTAAACCCTGTACCAATACCTTCTGATCCATTTATGAGAATAGTTGGTAATATAGGTACAAAAAATTCGGGTTCTATTTGTTTTCCGTCGTCATTTAAGTAATTTAAAATAGGGTCGTCTCTAGAATCAAATAAATAACGAGCATCTTTTGTTAATTTTGTAAATATATAACGAGTTTGACTTGCATCTTTTCCCCCCATAAGACGCGTACCGAACTGACCACATGGTTCTAATAAATTTATATTATTTGAACCTATAAAATCGTGTGCTAATTTTACAATTGTATCTGCTAAAGATACTTCACCATGGTGATAAGATGTTTTTTCGGATACGTAAGCTGCTAACTGTGCAACTTTCATTTCGTTTGTTAAATTTTTTACAAAACACGCGTGTAATACCTTTCTTTGTGACGGTTTTAAACCATCTGATATATGTGCTATAGACCTTTTTAAATCCGATAGACTAAAATTAACGAGATCCTTATGAATAAATTCAGAAATATGTAAATTTTCTATATTTCCATATTTTATTTCGAGATCGTTCGTATTTTTTTCTGTATTTTCCAATAGCCAATTTTTTCTTTCATCTGTTTTTTTCTTGTCGAACGCTAATTCAATAGATTCATCCATGAGTGGATCCGTTTTAAATTGAACTGTTAGTTCTGATATTTTTCTAAAATATTCTTTTGCTTCTACAGATGTCGATGTTCCTAAACCTTTATAATATTTAATTTTCCAACCAGGTTTTCCTTCGCCATACCAGTTTCTATAAGATGAATCTGTATAGAATGATTTTATTGTGTTTCCTTTTGTTGCTTTTATTATTGGAGTAATCATACTCACAACGAAATTTAATTTGAGTAAACTTGGCCAAAAGTAATGTATCATGTTTAATATGAGACCTTTTATATGACTTCCATCGTTATCAGCATCTGTCATTATCATTAATTTTCCATATCTCAATTCAGAAAGAGAATGGTATATTTTTCCTTGTTGTAGACCTAAAATTTTTTTCAAGTCACTAAATTCTTTATTTTCCGTGAGCTGTTTTACGCTTGCGTCTCTCACATTTTTACATTTACCTCTGAGAGGAAATACACCATAATGATCTCGACCTACTACAGATAAACCAGAAACGGCGAGTGTTTTTGCTGAATCACCCTCGGTAATTATGAGCGTGCATTTAGAAGATTGTGATGTTCCTGCCTTATTAGCATCTTCTAATTTTGGTATACCTGTTATTTTATTTTTTCTAGCGCCATCTGTTTTTTTCAAATCTTTCATATCCTTGAATTTTGAAAGAGCGAGTAAATCGTTTTTTATGGATGTTTTTAAAATATTTTTTATAAAGGATGGAGGTGGGTCAAATTTACTTCCAAAATTTTGTTGTTTTAATGTACACTCGGATTTAACTTGACTACTAAAAGACGGATTTTCTAAAGTTGATTTTATAAATATGTTATATGCATTTTTTATTTGGTGAGGTCTAAGTTTTATTTGTTTTGATAATTCATTCATTATACCATTTGATATTATATTGGTTACGTGGTCGACGTGTGTACCTCCTTTACTTGTACATATACCATTTACATAAGATACTTGTTCGAAACCATCATCCGTAGGCGTTACACACACAGACCATCTTTCTGAATTGAAATATACAATTTCATCCGTATTTGAATGCATTTTAGTATAATTATTGAATGGACATTTTGGAAGAGGTTCGTTTTGAAATTTAACTTTACAATTTAAGCTTGTACAAGCGTTTGCGTCGTACACGCGTTTTTCAAATATTTTAAAAATATCATTTTCCATTTTTTTCATACTAAACTGTTTCCAATCGGGTATAAAAGATATACATACACTAGAAGATGCACCCGAAAAATTTTTTATTTTAGGTTCTTCACAATTTTTCATATTTTCTGTCCATAACTGTTCGTATTTTAATTTGTTTTCGTGATCCTTTATTTCTACTTTAAATTTTGAAGAGTATATATTTGTTAGTTTTGCACCGTATCCATTTCTACCACCTACGACTCTTTTTTGGTTATCATCATAATTTGTACTCGTTAATAAATGTCCAAAAGTTAATTCTGGATTCCAGATATTTTCTTTTTTATGCATTTTTATGCATATACCACCCAAAGGACCATTATTTTCTATACTTACTGCACCCTTATTTGTATCTATATTAACGGTTATTGTCGTGACTTTTTTGGGATAAAGTGAATTTCTATCTATTGCATTTACGAGTATTTCGTCGAATATTTTTAATAATGCTGGAGAATACGATACGTTTTCTTTTTTAAAAATATTTTCGTTTTCATCGTCGAGTATCCAATATTTTTCTTTTACTTTGGAAACTGGACCTACGTAAGAATCTGGTCTTTTTAAAATATGTTCAACGTGTGATAATTTTTGTATATTTTCAGACATAATTTTTACTATATTTATATTATATTGTTATATTACTTAAGTTATTTTTTTCTGTATATTTTAACAATTTTGAAAACCATAATAATATTTCATTTTTTGTTAGAGATTTAGATAAGGGATATATATTTTTAATTATACCACATTCTCTTTTTCTTAATAATCCAAGAATACATTTATTATTATTACTATTACAATAACAAGAATAACATACACGTTTTGCTTTTAAATTATATGATTTTATAAATACATCATTATTTGACAAAAATATAGGGTTAATTTTTTTGTATTTTCTTATTATTTCCCTTTCTTCTTTTTTATGACATTTAATATAAGGGTATAAAGGGTTGTTGCATTCATAACAAAACCCAATGTGCATAAGATACATAAAAAATAAATGGGTTATTCTTTTATGTATTATAATCAGATATCTCAACCAGATGGTACAGTTTCTATAGGTATAAATCACGAAGAAAATAGACCGGAACCATTTGGCATTGAAAACGTTAATACAAATCAATTAGAAAGTAATTCGGGTATACAAACAAGACATTCTTCCTATAGTGTTATATTAGAAACACGGTATAAATTTCATTTTGTTTGGGAAGTTTTTAATTATTTAATGTGGTTTTTATCGTTTATGTATATTATTGATGAAGTAAATACAGTAACTATATTTAATGGAATTAGTTCGACCATGTCTATAATAAGTATGACTCAAGATAGAATTATATTTGTTTTGTCGCATAGTTTTTATATTTCTTTTGCGACTATTTATACTACGAGTATGGGTATATTTGATTATTTAATTTATTATATATTATATAATTTTGTAAATTGGGGTACCATTATAACCTTAGTGATTACTAATTCAAATATTTATTTAAATAGATACGAAGAAAATGGTCACGTCGACAACTAATAAATGTTTTTATACTTATGTAAAAAAAGTCAAAGAAAAACAATGTTATTCCAATAATAAAATTATACCACCAATAAAAACTTACGAAGAATGTTTGGAAACAGCAAAGAGAATGAATAAAGATGAAAAATTTGCTCAAAGTTTATATAAAATGAATTTATCTAAACAAAAATTTATGAATAAGAAGAATAATCAGAAAATTGAAGTTATTGATTATTTAAAACTTAACAATACTACTAAAGATAATAAACCAAATAAGAAAGAAAATAATGTTTTATGTCAAGCACTAACATTATCAAAAACAAAATGTAAATTCAAAGCTGTTTGTGGTAATTATTGTAAAAAACATAGTAAAAAATAATATAGTGTATATATAAATATGTTAGAAGAAGGTACACTCAGGCCGGTTATAATTGCCATGGCCTTATATTTAATCATATCTTATATATCCACTGATGTTTTAAAGAAACCAACCAATGTTAAACCCATAGACGAGACAATTGCTATGATGATTACACAAAAAGGGTTTTTAGTTTATGCGACAGTTTTAACTGGTTTAATAGTTTATTTATCAAATTACATAAGCGATGAATACGTATAAATTTAAAAATTTTTGAATTCTTTTATAACGTTTTCTTTTTTTGTTAATTCGTGTGTTTCTGGATGTTCCATATACCTTATTTTTTTGGTATACGCATCTTCCATAAATTCACGAAGTTGATTTTCGTTCGGTTTACCCCATTCCATACCAGATTTAAATAGAAAATCGTCTTTTTTTATACATTCTCTTTCGCAATCTATTAAATACGGTGTTTTTATATATTCGGGTGCACCACCGTAATCTGTAATGATTACAGGTTTGTTACGTAGTGCTGCTTCTACTGCGCCCATACCAACACCTTCCGAACTCGAAAAATTTACGTAACAATCACATCGCGCGTGTATTTTTTCCATTTCTTCGTCATTTACTAGACCATTTATGACTTCCACGTTTGGTATTGGTATATTTATAGTGTTATTACACGTCGCCTTAATAACGAGACGTGCATCTGGTTTATTTAACCGAACAAATGTTTCTAGAATTTTATTAAAGTTTTTCCTTGGGTCGCTTATGTTTCCTATATGATAGAAAGTGTAAGGGCGTTTATAAGGTATATGGGCGTGGATGACGTAGAATTCTGTATCAGGAAACTGGTTCGAAAATATTTTTTTACAAAAATGACTCGGTACGGCGATTTTATCAAATAGTTTAAACAATTTACCGTAATCTTCGTGTACAGTTTCCGTTTCGCATACGGTCATACATATTAGATTTTTTACTTTTCTTTTTATTTCTGGTATTTTATCAAACCATATTTGTATAGGTAAAGCAAATAAAAACCCATTTTCACATTCTGGTATATCATCGTGTATATATTTATAAATACTTCCAGGAAAAAGGTCCATATATTTATTCGTATGTTGACCTATACCACTAATAAGTGTTGGACCAATGAATAACATATATATAAAGATTATCTTACCTTTATATATATTATAACCATGGACTCTGTCAGAGAAAAGATTGCTCAACAATTACAAAAACCAAAATTGAATATTGATTTAATATGTGAAATTTTGAAAGAGATGGCGGATGCGATTGATGCACCAAAGAAAAAGGCATCGACGTCAGTTAAGAAAAAGGCTGCTCCAGCTCCAGCTCCAGCTCCAGCTCCAGCTCCAACTCCAGAACCAGTTCCAGAACCAGTTCCAGAACCAGTTCCAGAACCAGTTCCAGTTCCAAAACCAGCTCCAGAACCAAAACCAGCTCCAGAACCAAAACCAGCTCCAGCTAAGAAAAAACCAACTACTAAGAAATAATTTTAAATGACAGGATTTGGTGCTATTTTATTTTTATAAAATACAAACCAACCTACGAGTATAGTTAGTAAAAGGAATAGATATTTAAATGGGTATTTCTTTTTTTCTTTTTCCATTTTTTCGATATCGTATTTATCCGGAAGTCGTTTAACGTTTACGTTTAATTCATCGATTTTCCCGATAAGTTTTTCTAAAGCAGACAATATCTGTATTTCCCTATTTTTGGGTTTTTCTTTAACGTCTATTGTTGTTACTTCTAATGTCATAAACCATTCAGAATCGGGTTGTAAAGTTACGTAATCTCCATCTCCCTGTAATTCGTATAGTTCAAAATTAAGTTTTTTTATTGATATCGGATTAAATAGTGTGGTAGGTCTATTGAACCCTTTCCACTGTTTATCGTGCATTTTGTGTTGAGCATTTCCGTCGAATTGTCTTTCTAAAGCCATGCGTGCAAGTATTTGTCCCTTACGTTCGTCGAGTATTTGGGCGATTTTTGGTATATCTTCGCATATTATATCGATGTATTTTGCACCATTCCCTGTACCCGAACCTGAATTTCCGACTTGTGTGACGTAAAAATCAACGACCTTTAAACCAATGACTTTACTTATGTCAGATACGTGTGTATTTGAAGTAAGATTAAGATCAATAGAGAATGTATTATTTGTACCCGTAACAAAATTTGAATCTACTGATATATACTGTACTTTTTTAGGTAACTCCTGGAGTGACACCATCTTGTAGTAACTATAGATAAAAAAAAGATTCTTAAATAAACATATGACTTTGTGGCTTTATCCAATAGCTTTTTATAAAGTATTTCCATTTGGTGCAGTAAAAGAATTATTATTTTTAATATTGGATGTATTTTTGTGTTTTATAGTAGATTTAATAAATGGTATTCATTGTATAATTCGTTTTCTTGTAAACTTCCCAGAATATTACAGATCATACGTAGAAGATATCGAATGTACAAACGTATTTAATATTTTTAGAACGTTTAAACGTTTTTTTAAAAAAGTAAAAATTGAGAAAAAAAGATTAGAAAAAGAATATACGGGATATATAGATGATAAGAAACAATAAAGAATGTTTTCTTCTATTTCTAGTTATAGTTTACATATATTAAATACTTTACGTCGTGTTATTACAAACGACTATTACGATATAAAAAAAGAAGAAATTGAAATGGATAAACCATTTAAACATTACGATAAAAAAACAGATACAGTTTATGATCGTCTATATTCGTATAACGAGTGTGATGAACTTATTGTGATAGATATCCCTAGAACTTACAAATATAAAAAGAAAGAGTCTTATTTATAAAAACAGTTATGTTAACTATAAACCCTTTTTTAAATAAATCGTATAAAAAAGTTGTTTTTTCGGAGGAAAAAAGACAAGAAAGTATGAAAGAATATGAAAATATGAAAAATAGAATTTATAAAGATACTATAAAATACGGAGCCATTATAACGTCTTATTCTTTCTTGAGTCACGGTCCTGTTAATGGTTTATCATCTATGGTTGGTGTAGGTGCATCTACTTTATACGTGAATATGTTGTATAAGTATGTAGATAATTTAGAGAACGATAATTACATTTTTAAAAATCAATTTGTTATTCCTTTATCTGTTGCCATGTTTGAATCGGTATGGAATTACGAAAATATGCCTTTTGATTTTAATTACATGACGACAATGTTTAGTTTTTTTGTCTATAAAATTGCGATTTTATCTGTATCGTATGATATGGTAAAACACGCGTTAGAAAACGAAGATGTTATTTTGAAAAAAACTTTAGAAATTGAAGATGACGATGAAATTATATAATATAAAAACCTAAGTGAGTTTTAAAAATATAAAAATATAAATTAATTATGCGACCAAATTGTCCTTACGAGAACTGTTACTGTAGAGCTGGTAAGAACGGATTTTGTTTAAAACATAAAGAAATAGGCGAAGCTGTACAAGCTTTATTACTTCTCAAAGGAATTAAAAAATAAAATTATTTTATAATCTAAGTTTAAAAAAATTATTATATATTTAATTTAAAAATGGACGATCTTGTTTCTTTGATGCAAATTATAGATTTGAATTCGGAAATATTATCCGAAGGTGATTATCTTAAAATGTGTAATCACATGAAGAATATCCACGTAGTGTTGAATAATAAATACGAAACTACGGATTCTGAAACCGATGATTTTTATACGAATAGGTTAGATTTACCACTACCACCATTTTCACCAGTTCCACGTTTACCCCCTTTACCAAGTGAGTTTGACGAAAATGATACTACTTTATACGATAGTGTATCACCTTTACCCTTAAATCCAGGTGAATTTATACAAGTGAACATAGATCCAATTCGTGTACCTGATAATATTTATTCTTCGTCGGATGATGATAGTGAAACTGTATACGATCCAGATTCTGAAATAAACACAAGGCTCGAAGTTGATCGAGATAATTGGAGTCACATGAATATAAACGAAATTGAATACGTTTATTACGAAACAACATCAAAAATAGAAGAACTTTATAAAAAAATGAGAGGATTAAAACATAGGAAAAATATTACATCTACTGTTAGAAAAGAAGCTGTTAGAAAAGCAGCTAGAGAACTTGGAATAACTCTTAGAAGATATACAATTGGTGCTCTTTTAGATGCTGGTCACAATGTGGGTGACGAAAAGACCTTTTATAAGTCTTATATAAATGATTATAACGAAGAAATCGATCGTATAAAAGAAGAGACGAATAATGATATCGTATATAACCAGTGTAAAGAGAACGAATTATCTAATTTGTTATTTCAAATGGGGTGGCCAAATTTTTAATCAAATATTATTTTACACCATTTTTCATTAATATTACCGAAAGGTGAATATTCAAAAAATAAATGTACTAAAGCACCTGATATAATAAGCGAACCTGTACCCTTATATACATAATTTTTCATGACCCAAAAAATAAACTGTAAAATAAAACCTATAAAAACGGCTTCTGTTAGAACGGTTGTTACAGGACGTGTATTCATTTTTATAGTATATAAATATTTTTTAATATTAGAACATGGAAGATATAATATCACTGATAAACGAAATAAAAACTCGTGATCGAGATATATTGATTAAAGTTACGAGCGAATTGAAATATATTAGAGAACGAGTTGAATCCCAGGATTTGGAAATTACAAAACTTAGAAGTTTAGTTGAAAATTCTAAACCCGTACCTAAAAAAATACCCAAAAAGGTTCTCGAACCTAAAATCGAGTGTTCGCACGTTACCAAAAAAGGTATAAAGTGTACGCGAAGGTGTGTACAGGGGGAGAAGTATTGTACTTTACACCTTAAATCTAAAAAACATTCTATCGATAAACAAAAAAACGAAACTTTACCAGGAAAAAATATTGACATATAGAAAATGAAACACGATAGAATTGTTTTGTTTCTCGTATCATTATTATTACTTTCTATGGTAATTTATAGTGTACGTGGTAATACCAAAGAAGGGTATCCTACATTTAATAAACTAGATATTGGGTGGAAAAACCGTGCAAATGTAGAAGGTGTAGTAACAAAATGGATTTTAGTTTTAAAATATAGCGATGGTTCAGAAATAGTAAAGGTTGAAGATACGACACCCGAAAATATTAAGGATTTTGAAGACGTTTCTATAGAATTATTAAAAAATACAGATGTCGATAGAAAAATTTTTACGGGTACGAATAAACTTTACATTTATTATAACGAAAGAAATGAGACTA